CCGTAGACCATCGGCTCTCCCGCCAGCGAGGCCATCCCCTTCCCCGCCCCCCATGCGTACTCGTCTGCTTTCGACAGGCCGGTGACACTGCCGGCGAGCCGTCCCGGCCCGCGTCGGCCATGGTAGCGTGCGGGCAGTGACGGGTAGGTCGTATTGAGACCGAAATGCTGACCCGGGTCTATAACCCCCGTCGCAACCAGGGACTCCCTGGGACCAAGGTCTCCGTAGGTTGCCTTGAACCATTCCGGGGTCTTCATTGCCGCATCGGCATTGGGAATAGTCGGGAAGACTTGGCCTGGAGCGTGGGTGGGTATCTCCCTCCACGGATACTCCGAAAGATTCCCCGGGGCCACATTGAGCCTCAGTGGGTAGAGGTCAGAGCCCGGAGACGCCCCCGCGTAAGAAGCCGCGACGAGGGGGTTTACAGACCCAAAAGCCGCGGTCTTCCCCGGCGCCATCCCCAGGGGGTCCTTCACAGGCCTCCCTTGATCACCAGGAAGACCACGGAAGACAAGAGGACGACTCTCGAACTCCTCGACCCAATTCCCGTACTCGGGAAGGGCCCTGGTTCCAGCCCCACCCACGGTCGCTCCCATAGAACCCCTCTGAGCTCCCTCCAAGAAGATGTCAGACAGGCGTTGGGGCCTCTCCTCGAGAATAGGCGCAGGAGGGAGGGGGTTCCAGTCCACACCAACACCAGGAGTCTGGGACCAACCACCCAACTCACGGTCCAGGAGACGCTGACGCCCCAACTCGAGAGGTGACGGATAAAGAGGACCATCAGGCATCAGAACTTCCCGGTCAGAGTCCCCATCCCTCGGCCTTCTCTCCCCTCAAGGAGGAGTTGAAGTCCTTCAGACAGGGGGATGTTGGCTATGACGGAGGGGCTTCTTGGATCGCCCTCCACCCGAACAGGCAGAGTCTTCATCTGCTCCAAAAGCTGGTCGTAAGAATACGGCTCATCCATAGGAAGAGCACGCGGGCGCGAGTAAGACTGCTCAACTCCCAAATCTCGACCCATGTACCGAGGAGAAGTCTTCCCCAGGAAACGAAGGAAGTCAGAAGCAGAAAAAGGACCCACGCCAGGGATAAGAGGTCCAGGCATGAAAACACCTTACACAACAACGAAAGAATAAACCCCCCTTGACTCCAACCACGGGGGGAGGAAAACTACCCACTGTAAGGGGGGAAAGGAGGGGGGACTAAAGGTAGTGTCTAGAGACAAAGACCATGAAGACTACAAAGACAAAAACACAAAGCCTAAGGGCCTCTAGCTACTGTGCCTACTGCGGCTCCCACGAGCTCAGCCACGACGTCCATACCGCCGAACTAGACTGCGTTGACTGTGGATGGCCTGCCAAAAATCCCCGGGCGGGAAAAAGTACCCCGGGTACTTCTAAAAAGTACCCCCCCCCTCGAGCCGCATACTCAGCATGTCGAAATGTAAGGTAATAATATACATTCGATAAAGGCACCCCGGGGGGCAGGGTTGCGGCCCAACGCGCCTATATGGTACGCGCGGCTGTAAGGGCGCGACGAAACTTTCTCGCGGTCCGACGCGCGGTCCCAGTGACGCAGCTGCGCCCGTATCACAGCGCCGCACGGCTGTAAGGGCCTCGCCAAACCTAGGTCTCCCGAGTCTCTACGCGCGGTCTACAGCCGCGCGACACCTAAGACGCGAAACCTCCCATCCGGGCACGGTCTACAGCCGCGCGGACCATGTACACGCGAGGCACCGAATCGGGCCACATCGCCGGATTCCCTAATGATTCCGGCAACTTGACAGAAACTATTGAAAAGTGCCTGATTCTGGACCTTACCACCGCTGGTAAGCGTCACGTCTAAGTGCCTGGTTTTGCTAGGAAATCCGACACTGTGACCTTACAGGGTACCGATTAAGGGTCCCTCGAAAAATCGATTCAAATCAGAAAACCGTGCAAGTACCTGATTTTGTTGGTCTTTTGATTCTGCCTAGTTTAGTTGTCACCAGGCTGCTTGTGGTCCCGTTCGTCCTGTCCTAGATTTTGGGTGTCAACGGAACACGAACACAACGAACGGAGCGCGATGGACTGAAACCGACGACAGCACAATCGAATAAAAACGAACGTCCCGCCCGGCTAACGCTGGGAGCCATGACGCCCCGAAAGGGGAAACGAGCCACGACCCCGAAAGGGCGAGCCAGCGAACCCGGGTTAGTTCACGAACGACCAATAGATGCGCGATTACTTGCATTGAGTCCATTGGTCCTCATTTACCAGCACTGGTAAGAACGGGGTCTGCTATGCGAAATGCCAAACGTAATCGAATCAAGGTGAGGGCCCGCAAGTCTACGCCCGTAGCGTCTGCCAAGGTTGCCAAGACTCCCGAGGAACGGGCCATTGCACTCTACTTTCAGTGCCGGGCCCACACTGCGGAAGGGAACGCGACCAACAGCAAGCGGAACGCGAAGACTGCGGGCAAGTCCAAAAGTAGGATTCCTGCTGCTGGACGTCTCCCCCAAGAACCTAACGAAGGGTCTGACCGTGTGCGCCGTGGGGCTCCCCGCTCCGTTGCTCACGAAACACGAACCACCTATGTCACCGACGGGACGGACCTTTCCGCCCCTACCTTGACTGTCCTTTAATCAGACCGGTGGGCTCAATGCAGGTAATCGCGCTCTTGACTGTCCTCCTTTGAACCCGTGGGAGACCACTAACCTAGGAGGGAATGATGGACATGCTTACTTTTGCTCGGGAGAACTACCCGCACATGCCCGTGGTCGGAGTCGAGAAGGGTCCTGTGGTCGCCACAAAAACGAGCGGTGTTCGTCGGCGTACCATTTGGTACTTGTACCACCCGCCCAAGGGGGCGAAGTCGGAGAAGCCCTACATCCTCCGGAGCGAGCCATGACCCAAGGCCGAAAGGCCTGAGCCTTCGCGGGCTCAAAAGAGGACAGTTGAGAACCGGTTACCTGTACGAACCGTTTACCAGTGGTGGTAAGCGATAACCAAGCGGCCCTGTGCCGCGAGGAGTGAGTATGGGTAAAGGTAAAATTGAAGACGTCGAGTTTGTGATTCGGAACATCCATGACGCGAACGTGGCCTTCCAGTTCACGATGGACGAGTTGGCGATTGGTCTGCGCGAGGAGCCCACTGGGGTTGACTACACGCTGGCCTCTCAGGGTCCTGCGGGACTCCCCATCTTCTGGTCCGTCAGTGCTGGGAACTGCGGTTCGCCGCTGGTCTTGGCCGATGGTACGGTGGTGAATCGGGTCCAGATGGATCCGAGGACCCTCCCCATCGCCAAGAGCAAGGACCTGAATCTGACGAGCAAGGGTGTCGTGGCTACCCTCGATTTCTGTGGTGCGGGCCTTACCGCGCTGCACAGCGAGGGTGCCATCGCTCCGAGCAAGTGTCGGAACGGGATTCCCCGTGCCCAGAAGGGTCTTGGGGCCACTCTGGAGCGCTTGGGCTATGCAGTCCGAACGAACAAGGCATCTCAGGTTGTGGGGTTCGTTCCCCTCGACCCTGGGTGCCCTCACATCACCTTGGCTGCACAGCGTCTCGATGCCATTCGGCAGGCCTGTCATGGGTTGACCATGCTGGACGAGAACGGCAAGGAGATCGGGATTGGTGAGTACGCGAAGATTCTCGTCGAGAACATCGCAAAGGACACCAAGAAGCGGTCCAAGGCGTCGAAGGATGGCAAGGCGAAGGCTGGCGAGGCGAAGGCTGGCGAGGCTGGCGACTCCTCCAACGAAGCGGTCGACGGTGACGCTGGCAGCCTTGAGGCAGCCTTTGGCAAGCGGGTCATCGAGTCCTTCGTGATTGCGAACGGGACTCCTCCCCTGAACGCGGAAGAGGTCGTGGAGTTCGTGAGCGCGGCTTGCGAATTCTACGCCGCGGCGCTGGCAGAGGGTGTCATCCGAGCCGAGGACAAGGCTCAGGCAGTTTAATCGCGCATCGGGTGAGTCGGGGGGGGGCATCGTCCCTCCCGACCCACCTCCGGTGCTCACGACCAACGGTGTCGTGGGTACCGGAGGTGTTTACCACTGATGGTAAGCCAATCTGAACCGAAGGGAGTGTTATGGACTGACCAGGAGCGGTACAGCCGCGGGGGGTAGCCACCCAATGGGCGCTACCCAATGCCTTTGGCCCCGAAAAACGACGATTACCAATGGTGGTAAACCACCAAGACCAAGGGAGTCTGTGGACGAGCCGCGGGCGCTTTGGTGCTCTCGTCAAACCGCGCCAACTTGAAGGGGCGCGGGATGGAGGTGTCGAACTGGATGCTGCTGCGATAAGGAGGCGCGCAAGCGCGCCGCGGTACGGGGCCGAGTCCCCGCCAGAGCACGCCGGGCCATCGTCCATTGCCGCCCCCCTCCGCAATGACCGAGGACGAGCCAGCACCACCGTCTCGGGGCTCTTCCACAGACTCCCTTGGCTTCTGAACGCGCCGCCTACCAATGGTGGTAAGCAAAACGACAACGCCGCTGGGCACGAGCAGCGGGATACAAGTAACGAGGCGTCCATCCACGCCTACAACCAAGCGGAGAGCTCGTGTAGGAACTAGTAATGATCTAGAAGAGGGTCGCTAGCTCAATTGGTAGAGCGGCTCCTCGCTGCTGGCTTTCCCCTTAATCAGGGACAGCGACCGAAAGGGCGCTGGCTTGGGGCTGATCCCCCCGACAAAAGGCCGACACGCCGTGCCGATCACACGGTGTAAATGCGAGGCGGAGTAGGCTTTATTGCCGAACGGTTCCGGGTTCGAGTCCCGGGCGTCCCACCTCTTTCGGACTGACTTACCAAGACAGGTAGGCAGTCCTGGTGCTACCCGCCCCAGTGGGAGTAGCCCCCCCCCCATACCCATAGGCATAGGCATAGGCATACGTGCGTCTCGCGCGAGCCGTTTACCAGTGCTGGTAAAGCGATGTTGCTTACCAGTGCTGGTAAGGCGATGCGCGTCAATTAAAGAGAGGAGGCGAGTGATGTTGCACCGATTCATGCGGTGGCTGAGAGACAGGAGAGAGCGCCGTCTGTTCAGGCAGATGAGCGCGGACATTAACCGGGACCGTCGAAAGATGGCTCCACTGAAGTTGCCGTTTACCAGTGGTGGTAGGGACGGCGAGAAGGGACTGTGATGAAGAACATAGCCGTCGGCCCACTGTCGGCCGTCTCACCGGAGACACTCGAGTCGGTCTTCCTGGTGCTCAGGTGGTACCTGGACGGACGTCGCCACGCCCCCCCGGGAGCCGGAATCCCGCCGAGTTGGCAAGACGAACAGGTCGCTAGGGACTTCGCTCAGGCTATCCGGCTGGCTGAGACATTGCGGGCTTACGAGGAAGGAGAGAGGGAATGAGTAAAGAAGAACGAATCGCAACGTTCCGGCGCGACTGTATCGAGTCGATGGTCGGAAACACATGCGACAACATCCATGACACAGGCAACAGCCTCACCGGGGTCTCCATCAGGGAGTCTGCGGCGTACTACCTGGTGCGTGCGTCCTACTGCGAGGGCGACCTCGAGGACGTTGCCACCGAACTGTCGGAGACGGCTGACCTCCTCAGGGACGACTTCCTCTACCTAGAGGGCGACAAGGTCAGCAAGGCGGACATTGAGGCGGCGAGTCGTTGGGACGAAGAGGACATCAAGACCGAGGTGGTCGACACCCTGCGCCAGATGACTGGGCACCCGCTCGCCCGTGACCTGTTGCTGCGGTGCATCGATGTCATCGAGGGTCTCTTCGGTGAGGCCTGTCCGTGGCCTGAGATGAGCGAGCTGCTGGATGAGATCTGCCAGTACCTAAAGGAAGGAGAGAAGGAATGAGTGATTCTGAGAACCAACGTGACGAGAGTGTCCTGCTCGCGTGGCGAGACGAGTACATGGATGCCGCGGCCAGGCTTGGCCCTGATGCGATCAAGGCCCTAGCGGACAGAGACATGGAGCTGCTGCGCCCCTTCGGTGTCCAGGACGCCGGCTTGGGGAACGGGGCTCAACTGTTCACACCACACGAAGGAAGGGTGACCTGCAATGTCGCAGGTTGGAACTGGCTTCGTCCGCTCCTAGCGGAGTTGGCGGGGTATCGAGAAGCGCTGGCCGAAGGCGAGCGTCTGCCACCTAGTTGGCGGGAAGGAGAGAAGGAATGAAATGGACAACAACTTGGCCGACTGAGGTTGGCTGGTACTGGATGTTCGACCCGGCCTACGATGAAACGATCCCCGTAAGGGTGCCGAAGGCTGGCGTCTGGGTTTACGGCGGCGGCGGCTGCTGTATGGACCGCTGCTACTGGCCCCACGACATTTACTGGCTGCCGTTGGCGCAGCCAGAGCCACCAACAACAACAGATGAAGAGGGCTAACTGCCCGGAAGGAGAAGTGAGATGACATTTTGCGCATTCGGCAAGAGGTACGACCGATCGTCGGGCATCCGGGGCTCGGCCCGGTGGACCGTTCATTACCAACCCCTATCAACCCCTAGTGTTCACGGGTTCCACGTGAAGCTCCCCAACGGGAACACCGTCAGCGTTCAGTGGGGGCCCGGGAACTACTCGTCGAACAGGGACCTCCCGATCAGGGCCTCACTGAACGCGGCGGAGCGGAGCGAGGAGTGGACCGCAACCACGGCAGAGATCGCAGCTTGGCGCGACATCCGTGAAGGTGAAACCCCCAACATGATGAAGGCCGACGACGTTATGTGGCACTCGTTCGACGAAAACTGCGGCGGCCAGGTCCGCGGATGGCTGAGCCCCGAGGAGGTCCTCGAGTTCCTCGACTTCGCCGCGAGCAACGAGCTCGACGTAAGGAAGCGGGAATACAACTACGACTTGGACGAGGTGATCATCGTTGGGCAGCTCACCCTGTGGCAGAGGGTTCGGCTCGCTTGGTTCAAGTTTCTTGAGTGGAGAAAGAGGGCTAACTGCCCGGAAGGAGAGAAGAGATGAGTGGACTGTTTGGAATCGAACCTTTGATGCCGGCGTATGGCCGGGATTACGAGACGCCGGAGGAGGCGCAAGCCGACTTCAGCAAGAACCTAGACTTTCGGACCCCCAGTGGGCCGTACACCAACAAGTCTGACCTGGCGAAGATGTACCCCCACCTGGAGCGCATCCGAGTCCGGTTCAACAGGCTGGAAGATACCGGGTACGTCCTGTTCAAGGCGGAGATCCCCGAGCCTAAGCCCAAGGCCAAGCCGAGGGGCGGCCCGACTGTGACCTGGAACGGGGAGGAGTATGCCCGCCCGTCCGCCGCGCAGGTCGAGAACATGCTCTTCGACACCGCTGAGGCCATCGATGGGTGTCGGGTCGAGCCTGATGGAACGTGTCCACACGGAGCCCCGAGCTGGCTGATTCAACTCGGGATGATTTAACCCGCTTACCAGCGTTGGTAAGGAAGGAGAAGAGAGATGAGCAAGCCAACCGAATACGACAGCAAGACAACCCCAAACAACGCAGCACACCGCGCTGTAGGAGAAATCATCAGCGCCATGTCGGCACTCAACATGTACCCCGAGGAACTCCCTGGCCCGCACCCAGAGGACGCGCTTCTATCCGAAACAGACAAGTGGGCGGCGCATGCTTGCGAGCACCTGAACGCGGCTATTCGCCACCTGACCATGGAAGGAGAGTGAGATGAGTGAAGGAACGATTACAGGAACGCTATTCACACCGGGGATGGTTGTGTCCACCCCTGGTGCAACCCAAGCCCTCGAGCGCAACGAGAGGAGCTCGCTCAAGCTGCTGTTGCGGCACATGACAGGCGACTGGGGGTCACTGCACCCCGAGGATGCAGAGACACAGCGATTGTCGCTCAAGCCTGAGCACCAGGACGAGCGAATCATGTCGGTCTACGACCTCGATGACGGGACCAAGCTGTGGGTCATAACCGAATGGAACAGGTCAGCAACGACCTTCCTCCTGCCAGAGGAGTACTAGAGATGGTGGGTCGTACCGAGATCGAATGGAGAGGCTCAGCCTGCCGGCCATGTAGGGGGTGGGGTCGGCGGCTGCCGAAGAGCGTTGCAGACCGAGGCCGAATGAGGGTCTTGGGTCGTGGCAACGAATGCCCAGACTGCGGCGGGTCCGGTGAGGTTTTCTTGCCGACCCTGACGGCGGGGTGTTCGAAAACAACCCGACTGTGGGGAAGGAGAGTGAGATGACTGTCACCCACTACAAGATGGACGCCGACGGGAACTTTGTAGAGATGACCCCCGAAGAGGTGGAGAAGGACCGCATCAAGGGCGAGCGCGAACTGAAGGAGAAGATCAAGCGCAAGGGACACGACTGCAGCGAGACCCCCGAGTTCTACGAATTCTGGGAAGACGGACGGAGGTATCACGGGTGGGATTGTTCCATCTGTGGCGACCTCATTCACACAGGATAGGAGAAGAGACATGAGTAACAACGAACACACACCTGGACCGCCGAGTTCACCGTGGAGAATCCACCGCATGCTCGGCGGAGACTTCGATGCACCCCAAGGCGAGCGGTATGAGGTCTTCTGGAGCGACGACGACGATGGTGTCCAGTCTTACACTTACGTCACAGCAGTCCGCCAATACGACAACGCCCGCCTCATCGCCGCTGCGCCTGGTCTGTTGGCTGCGCTGAAGCGAACCCTCTCGATGGCTATTGGTCACGCCGCTGATGCCCGTGGAGTTTCCCCTGCCGAGTGCAGGGACTTCCCGTGGGCAAGGGACGCACAGGCAGCCATCGACAACGCAACGGAAGGAGAAGAGGAATGACGACCCTAAGACAAAGCAAGACCAAGTTCTACGTGCTCGTAAGGGAGCGCGGAGGGCACCGGAGCGGGCTCCCCGTGCTGGAGTCTCGCACGGCAGTCACGGGCATCACCGCTGCCCACGAACGACTCAAAGCAGACATCGACACATACGGCCCGGGATACCGGGTCGTCATTGAGCCGGCCGAGTTCATCGCCGCCGAAGAGGAAGGAGAAGAGACATGAGTAGTGAACTAACCCAGGAAGGGGAGACAATGGCAACCATCCTTGGCCTGTGTAATTGGCTGGAAGCGGCTGTGCTGCTACTGCCCCACGCCCCGCCGCACAACCCAGACACGCTCAGCTTTGTATCGAACCTCCGGGGGGCTGTTGACGCTGCCAGATCCCTGGTTGGCGACAAGGAAGGAGAAGAGGAATGAGAAACGTACCTGACGACTGGGACTGCTACTGGCACACATGCGGCGCCTGCGGGAAGCAGTTCCACGCAAGCGGGACGACAACGTGTGACTGCGAAGTGTGCGGGACATGCGGAGACGCGAACCCACCGGACAAGATGGAGGACGACACCTGTGTGTCATGTGTCGGGTCCTGCCTGTGGGCTTGGGATGGAACCGAGCTCGACAACCACCTCGTCAGCCTGCACCAGTGGACTGACGACGCATACGACTCAGACCTGGGCGAGACGGAAGTCATGCACAGGGTTGAGTTGCTAATAGCCGCACTCAAGACGGTGCATAAGCGCCTGAAGAGCGGCTTCTCGCCCAAGTAACGGGCACAACCAATAGGAAGGAGAACAGAGATGTTCAAGAACAAGAAGGAACAAACGAAGTACTGGATGGACTACGCCAAGAAGCACCTCGTCGGAAAGACGATCAAGGCTGTCAGTTGGATGACCGGGGACGAGGCTGTACACCTGGGCTGGGAGTACAGTCGACCCGTCGTCATTGAGTTCACTGACGGGTCGATGATCTTCCCCTCTGCGGACGACGAGGGTAACGACGGCGGGGCTCTGTTCGGCCAGTCGGCAGGCCACGAGGACCTCACCTTCCCCGTGAACGGAGGCTGAGATGGGTGCCGACATGCTGATCACATTCGCAAGAGTCCCAGAGAACGTGGACATCGACCTACTGAAAGGACGGGCCGAGTCGATATCGGAGGATGAACGCCTCTACGTGCTTGAGACGCTTGACTTCTGTAGCGACGACGAGCGGTCGGGCCAAGATCCCGTGGAGCTGCTCAAGGACGCCATTGACGAGGTCTTCTGTTCCCCCTCCAGGGAGCTGGCCGACGTTCACATCGACGGCAAGAGGTATCTAGTCACCGGAGGGCTCTCTTGGGGAGACCTCCCAACGGAGATATTCCAAAGCCTGAGCCTAATTCACCTAGTCACGGAAGGAGACTGACATGTTTACGTTTCACACAGACCCAGGACACGGGTGGCTCGAGGTCCCCAGGAAGATGCTCACCGAGTTGGGGATCGACGGCGAGATCACTGGCTACTCATATCAGGCTGCTGAGTCCGTCTTCCTTGAGGAAGACTGTGATGCGGGCACCTTCTTCAAGGCCTACACGAAGAGGCACGGCAAGCGTCCCGAGTTCGTGGAGATCTACAAGGAGGTGACTCCTGTCCGGAACTACCAACAGTACTCAAGGAAGGAGAACTGACATGGGTTACTGCATGTACATTGAAGACCAGGAATTCCTCATCAGGGGGAAGAACAAGGCCGGAGCCCTCGCCGCCATCAAGGGGCTCGACCCCAACGGCACCGACTCGTCGAGCGCGCGACTCCAAGGGGGGCGATGGGACGGAGAGAAGCAGGCGAAGGTTGAGCGGTGGTTCTCCTGGGTTGACACGAAGGAGTACCAGGATGCCGAGACCCTTGAGGATGCCCTGAGGGCTTGGCGGTGGCCGTCAGACCCGCAGGGGGTCGAGCCAACCGAGGACGTTGATCACATTGCGTTCGACGGCGAGAAGATTGGGAACGAGGAGGTCCTCTTCGACGCGATTGCCCCGTTCGTTGAGTCGGGGTCCTTCATTGAGATGCACGGGGAAGACGGGTGCCAGTGGAGGTGGCTCTTCCGCAATGGCAAGTGCTACGAGATCTACCCCGAGCTCACCTGGCCCGAGCCCAGCTAAACACCAACAACCATTGTGCTCATACGGGTTGACAAGTGTCAACCTTTATGGTACAGTATTGCCTAGGATAGGAGATTAGATATGGGTGCGAACATGTTCATAACGGAATCGGTCGGAAAGACCGCCAAGGAGGCATTCGACGATGCTGTCGAGCGAGCTCGGTACGACTACGGTCACGCCGGGTACACAGGGACGATTGCCGAGAAGGAGGGGTTTGTACTCATCGGCCTCCCCATCGACACAGACCCGGTCAAGTACGCGGAAGACCTAGTCAATAGCGACGACCCCCGCGTCGAAGACAAGTGGGGCCCCGCCGGCTGCATCATGTACGGCATGGAGAAGGGAGGCGAAGGGAAGTACCTGTTCTTTGGATGGGCATCTAGCTAGACAACACCTCAGGAAGGAGAAAGCCATGAGGATTACTGACAGAGCGAGAGACGTGCTCGGCCCCATCGGGGTCGACGTAGATGCAAGCAACCTACAACACCAGCTTCAGTTCACGAAGTCGGGCCGACTGCGAAAGCTGTTGGGCTCGAACTTGAAGGTGGAGAAAGGAAACAAGGAGGGGGTGCTGACTGCGATCATGCACCTGGCCCCGGCCTACGAGTCGGGGTTCAATACCTGTCCGTTCGCCACGAACTGTGCCTCGGTCTGTATCAACAAGACCGGACAACTAGTTACCAACACGGCTTACGTCTGTCGGGTATCGAAGACCGCCCTGTGGAAGTTGTTCCCCGATGCGTTCCTTGACCAGCTCCGCATGGAGTTGAACCAGCACATCTATCTGGCTGGGGTCAAGGGGATGAAGCCCGCGGTTCGGTTGAACGGGACGAGCGACGTTCCGTGGGAGAGGTCTGGGATTGTGGACGAGTTCCCCAACCTGACCTTCTACGACTACTCGAAGTGGCCGCTTGAATACAGGAAGGTGTCGTCGAACTACCACCTCACCTACAGCCTGAGCGAGGGCGAGTCGTCCATGCAGCACGCCCTCCAGTACCTGAGGGCTGGGTACAACGCTGCGGCGGTGTTTTCGTCCGAGGGTGGTACGACCAGGGCGGCGGCGAAGGCGGCTGTTCAGCGGCTGCTCGATGCCGGCGGGTGGATGGGTTACCCCGTCATCTCCGGCGACAACGACGACATTAGGTTTGACGATCCGCCGGGGCATTGGATCGCCTTGTACGCAAAAGGTCCCGCAACCAAGGACACCACCGGATTTGTCCGGCGTGTCGCATAAGAAGGAGAAGAGACATGAACGACCGCAACTACAGAAACAGCGACAAGCCACCTGTCCCATTCCACGCTATCGACAGCGGGCTTGCTGCGTCTATGCACGCAGAGATACGCCTTTTGTACGGGCTTCTGTGCGACGTAACCGAATCCCTTTTCAGCCTAACCGGAGACACATTTAACGAAGAGACTGTAGAGCGGGCGATTGCCCGCCGCATACAGGAGGAGGAAGCGTGACCGGGGAAGGCAGGAAACAAGCCGAAGGAATCTTCAACCTAGTAGAGGGGGGCGGATGGCCCCCAGGGAGTACTCATGAAGAGAGAAAAGGACGACCACCCGAGACCTGGTGCAGCGCGTGTGGAGGCTGCACTGCTTGCCAGTGCGAGTGCCTCTGCCCGAGCTGTCGGGTGCCCGAGGCAACCATGCGGGATGACGGGCTTTGCGTTGCCTGTGGGCCCGAGGTCGACCTTGAGTTGCAACGACAACACGAGGCCGACCATGGGCCAGGGAGAATGTAGTGGGAAAGATCGTTGATAAGAGGACTCGCATTCCCATCGGGGAACTGCTGTTGCTGCTGCAGTCTGGCTACTCGGTCTCATACGACTCGGGTGGACTGGTCACCATGTTTGGAAAGTTTATGACGAAACACCAAGTTGCGATGACGCATGTCAGGTGCAAAGGCGGACGGTTTGTCGTTCGAGAAACCGCCGCCAACAACCGCCCAGAGAGGGCAAAGGAAGGAAAGACTGATGACTATTAACTCTGTTGACCGAAGCACTGTGAAGATGCTCCTTGATGAGGCGGAGGAGGCTCTGGGCCAAATCGCCATGAGGCACGGCATCGTCGTGTCTAGGAAGCACTGCACGTACTCCAGCACTGAGATCCCAGTGGCATTCAAGTTCGTCGTCCCCGAGAGGACCGAGGACGGCGAGGCTATCGACCCGAAGGAGACTGAGTTCCGGAAGCTCGCGCCTCGCTTCGGCCTCGAGCCGGATGACTACGGGAAGAAGTTCAGGACGTTCAATGGCGTGTTCCGGGTCTGCGGCATCAAGCCGAAGGCGAGGAAGTACCCCGTGTTGGGTGAGAGCATCATCAACGGCAAGATCTACAAGTTCCACTTGGACTCGGTGAAGACCGGACTCCAGAGGCAAAGCAACGGCTAGGCGGCTCACTCCCTCCGCCAGCCGTCACCTGAGCCGCCGATCATAACTCAAGGTGATGACTGGTATGCCTGCCGGTGTTGGTTATTAAGCCAGCCAACGTGGTGAACGGACGCCTGATTGAAGGTGGTCAAACCGGCACCTAACAACGAAGGAGAAGAGGAATGAAAACCATCATCCACGTCAACCAACACGTCATTAAGGCGAACCGGAAGCACGGCAAGGCCGACCCGGTCCTGACCGTGAAGACCTACAAGTCAAACGACTACGGCCACGAGGCCGTCATCTACGACAGGGAGGGAGGGGAGGTCGCTCGGGTCATCTACCGACCGAACAAGCCCCTGTCCTGTGGGGCCCACGTCTGGATTGAAACCCAGAACGAGGTCTCCGTCATCCGCCGCCCGGAAGAGGAAGACCTCGCCGTCCCCGTTTGTCGTTGTTGCGGTCGGGTCATGTCCCCCGAGGAGTGCGGCGACGAGTTCCCCGAGGAGCGAGTCTGCGACGGGTGTGCTGGGATCCAGGAGGACTCCGACACCGACCGGTGGGCCGACGAAGACGCCCCGAAGGACCAGCTTGACTACGCCTGGAACGACCCATCCGCGCCATTCAAAAGCGCGGACTATTAGGAGGAAGCATGAGCAAGAAGAATGAGCCCAAGTCAGTCTACCTCGCCCAACTGGGCGTCTTCGGCTACGAGCTCACCGTCATTGGTGAGACAAAGGAAGAGGCCGTCAAGGCGATGAGGAAGGAGTACCTCGCGGGGCGGAAGGCCCGCGGAGGACCCCGCAACGAACGCGGCGAACTCAGTTCGTTCCCCGAGTACGCAGAGTATGCGTGCATGTCCGTAATAGAGATGCCATTCGGCAATGTCGAGTGGCTTTAGGAAGGAGAAGAGAGATGAGGAGAATCTACCCGAAGAGAACCCGCGTCCTGCTGTCCGGTGGGATGGACTCCGCAGTCTGCCTCGCTTGGGCAATCAAGCACCACGGGCACTACGACGACATCGTTGACGCCGTCTGCTTTGACTACGGCCAGCGGCATGCGGCCAAGGAACTCGAGGCTGCGAAGAGGATCGCATCGACCGCCCGGGTGCCGCTGACCATCTACCTTGTTGGCGACGGCATCGGGGACTGGTACCCCTCCGGCGGCTCTCTTGTCTCCGATGGCGGAGACCTGTTTGGCTCGGACGTTGTTGTTCCCGGGAGAAACCGCGCGCTTATCGTTGCGGCGGCCCTCCTGCACGATCCGGAGCTTCCCGACGCCCTCGTGTTCGGTGCCTGCGCGGACGACCAAGAGGTCTTTGAGGACTGTCGTCCTGAGTTCTTCCGGTCGGTTGAGGCGGAGCTGCGTATCCCGGTCTACACGCCGCTCATCGACAAGACGAAGGAGGAGGTCGTGTCGCTCGCCAGAACCCTCGGAGCAACGAACCTCATCGTCATGTCCTGGTCCTGCTACGCCGGGGGCGACACCCCGTGCAAGGAGTGCGGCGCCTGCCTTGCCCGAGCGAAGGGGCTCAGCCCATGAGGTGGCTTCCAATCTTCCCCAACGAGGAGTCGAAGCGGCCCGTCATGGAGAGGCTTTACCTCCTCGAAACCCGGCTGGTTGGCCTGTACTTGCACCGCTTCCCCGCCTCTAGGCACCGCCCGATCATCGGAGCCCATGACCACCCATGGTCGTTTGTCACGGTGGTCCTTCGTGGTGGGTACGACGAGATTCGGTGTGTCGGTGCGGGTAAGCCCAGGCGCCGATGGTCCGTGTCCTTTAGGGGACACAAGACTGTCCACAAGATTCGAGTTTTCCCCGAGGGGGCACTGACCCTCTGCATCCGCGGGCCAAAGCGACAGGACTGGTCCTGGCGGAGGCTCCCATGATGCGGGCATACACGTCCCGATGCTCGGGCCTTACCCTCGACGCGCTTCGAGATGCCGAGTGGAGGTTCATCATCGAACCGAGTCAGAACTACCGGACCCCGTCACCCCTCCCATACGGGCTCGACAACGGGGCTTGGGGTTGCCACACCAGAGGTCTCCCTTTCAATGTGGAGGGTTTTGAGCGGGTCCTTCGGGACCACGGCGCAAACGCGGACTGGATCGTCCTCCCCGACATTGTTGGTGGGGGCCTCGAGTCACTCAGGATGTCGATGTCGTGGGTGCCCCGGCTGGAGCAGTTCGGTCGCCAACTCCTCCTCCCCGTCCAGGATGGGATGACCGTGGAGGGCGTGAGGTCGACACTCTCACCGCAGATTGGCATCTTCCTCGGCGGCTCAACCGACTGGAAGTTGGAGACAATGGGGGCGTGGGGCGAGCTCGCTAAGAAGCGTGACTGCCTGTTTCACGTAGCCCGAGTGAACAGCATCAAAAGGATCAACCTGTGCCGAGACGCAGGGGCAGACAGCTTCGACGGGTCCAGCCCGACGAGGTTTAGAAAGACACTAAGAAAACTCGACCTTGCCCGGAGGCAGGGTCACATGTTCCCAGGAAGGAGCGGTGCGTGAGAAATTCAACCGAAGCGAGGCGCTGCAAGGGGTGCGGCGCCGAGTACTACACAACACACCCCGACGAGTGTGAAGGGTGCATTGAGTACGAGTACCAGGAGGTCGTCAGGCCTGGCGACTGTGACATAGCAAGGAAGGAGAAGAGAGATGAAAGTACTTGAACTGTTCGCCGGAGCTGGGGGCGCTGCCCTCGGACTCGAGGCTGCGGGGTGTGAACACCTCGCCTGCGTGGAGTGGGACGAAGACGCCTGCTCCACGCTGCGGGCTGCGGGGCTCCCTGCTGTCCAGGGGGATGTTCGTGACCTGTCCTTGTACGAGGGCATGGCACCAGACCTCCTGTGGTCGTCCTTCCCCTGCCAAGCGTGGTCTACCGCCGGCAAAAGGAAGGGGGCTCAGGACGACAGGAACATGTGGCCCGCCACCGTTGAGGTGGTTGATTTCCTCCGGCCCACTTGGTTCGTGGGAGAGAACGTGGTCGGACTCACCAACCACAAGGGCGCCTGCAAGCAGGGGAAGTGCTGCATCGGGACACCCCTCTGCCCGAATGCCTACTTCGACCAGGTGATCCTCCAAGACCTCCGTCGCCACTTCAGGTGGGTTGACTGGAAGGTCTTGGACAGTGCAAACTTCGGGGTTCCCCAGCGGAGGCGCAGGGTGTTCATCGTCGCCGGCCCCCACCCCATCGAGTGGCCCGAGCCGACACACAGCGACCCGGGGAAGGAGCGGGAGCTCTTCGACAAGAACCTCCTGCCCTGGAACACCGTGGGCCACGCCCTCGGGCTGACCGGCGAGCTCAGCGGTAGCAGGAACTCGAGCAACAACCCGAGACAAGAGAGGCCAGCTAGCACGGAGGAGCCGGCACCTACCATCGGAGGAAAGGGGAACCAGATGCTTCGGGTCATCGGGGGCGGAAGGAACCCGCAGACACCCGAGCTCGCACACAAGAGGAACTACCGGGACCTGACGGACGAGCCGTGTACCACGATCCCAGCCGCGCAAATCGGGAACGCTGGCCCGTGGGTCGAGTCTAGGTGGAGAAAGGGCGAGCACCCCGAACTCTTGGACAGGCCCAGTGCTCTCGTCAGTGCGACCGAGTACAAGGGGACCAACGGGAAAGAGAGCACGGGCTGGACGGCCCAGGGAGGGCCGGCAAGGGCCTCGGACACACTCTGGCTCGCAACTGGGCGCAGAAGGCTGTCAGTGGCCGAGTGTGCTCGCCTCATGGACTTTCCTGACGACCACCCCCTCAAGGGAACGAAGGCCAGCCAGTACCGACAGGTAGGGAATGCCGTTACGCCAATTGTGGCCCAGCGGCTCGCAGAACAAATCACGAAGAGCGACGGAGGGCACAATGCCTAGGAAGAGATCTATTGGCGAAGAGGACGAGTTGGATTTTGTCAGGGACTACCAGAGTCTCCGGTCAATCCGAGGGCTTGCCGACAAGTGGGGCATCCACTGGAGAACGGCACACAAGACGCTAAGCAGGCTTGGCGTCCACAGCGAGAGAAAGGGGGGGCCGCCAAAGCGGGACGACTACCACCCCATGCTCGGGAAGTGGTCTGACCGGAAAGTCGCGAAGGACCTCGGCATAAGCCACCAAGCGGTGTCTACGGCCAGGACCCGGAGGGGCATCCCTCCGCACACAAAAACGGTATGGGATGACAGTGGGAAGAGCAAAGACTAGACTGTGGCCCCGAAGGCGAGGTCGCCCCCCCACCCCCCAAGCCACCGCGCCACCGCAGAAGGACCTCGACTGGCTTTGTCTAGTCGAGGTCCTTCTTGCCTAGGGACTCCCAGGGGGTCGGGTCGCGGAACCACCCACCACCCGGACGCCAGAAGGCGATGCCCGTTCCGGCGGGACCGTGCCGGTTAGCTCGGACGAGGAGCTCCACTTGGCTGGGGCGAGCGAACCGCTCGTTGTAGTAGGACTCCCGGTAGACGAAGACGACAGCGTCTGCATCCTGCTCGACACGGCCAGACCCGCGGATGTCGGACATGACCGGACGCTTGTCCGCCCTCTCCTCGCAACGACGGTTCACCTGGACGAGAAGGACGATGGGGATGCCGAGGTCCTCCGCAAGATTCTTGAAACCCTTAGAGGCTCGTCCGATCTCCTCCTCCTCGGTCCTCGCGCCGGCCATCTCGAGCAACTGCAGGTAGTCAATCGCCGCAGCCCTGATGCCGTGCTTGCGGTGGGCGAAGCGGATGGAGGCCGAGACGTTTTGGAAGGAACGCGCCTTGTAGTCGAAGAACATCGGGACATCGAGCCACTCCCTGAACACCCGAGCAGTACCCTCCGCGAAGGCCCTGGGGTCTGTTGTCTTGATGTCTGCGCTTGAGGAGAGGATCCGCCTGGCGAGGGCATCCCTCCCCATCTCCGCAGAACAGAAGAGGGTCGGGCCGTACTTCCTAGAGATGTTCGCCATGATGGAGAGGGCGAGCTGGCTCTTCCCCATCTTCGGGCGACCCCCGATAACAACCAAGTGACCTGGGCCCGCTGCCACGAACCGATCAAGCGCATGGATGTCCCACGTCAACTCATCGGACTCAGTCTCACCGTCGAGGACAGACTGTCTCCTCGCCGCCCAGTCCATGACGAGGCTCTCTGCTGTTTCTAGTTCGGACCCAACGCCAACCTCACCCGCAGAGTCACTCAGAGCCCCCTCTAGGAGGGCGTGAATGTCTGCCGCCGTGTTGTCTGGTGACTTGCCGGCCTCGAGGGCCAGCCGAGCTGCGTGGAGGATCTTCGCCCGGCGGTGGCCGGCGATCACCCGGTCCACGTAACTGGGGACATGGTGGATGGAGCCACAGGCACCACTGAAACTGCTCAACCAGGAGAAGCCTCCGAACTTGACGATGTCCCGCTCGTGTCGCTCGTAGATCATCCCGACGTCTGGCTTGACCCCACCCTCAAGGCCGTCACGAAAGACCGCCCAGAGCAGCCTGTTACCCGGCTTCGAGAAGTGGTCCTCCCTCAACCCAAGGGACTCCGCTTCGTAGAAAACACGCTCACCGCCAAGGAACACCGCACCAACAAGAGCCCGCTCTGAAGACTCAGTACTGAATGAAAACATCTCTCCTACACCTTCCTCTTCATCAACCATTTGATCACCTTCGCCTCGATGTCAGGAGACGGAACCGGAAGGCCATACTCCTGCATGTAGTGGGTGAGGGTGCCCGGGTCCATGGCCCTGCCCCCCTGCTCGAACTCATCCTTGTACCTGATGGCAGCCTGAGCATTCGCCTCAAGGTACGACTCCAGGGAAGTCGCCACCCCGGCCCACTCCAGGGCAGACTCGATCCTGCCCGGCAGTTTTGTGAAGGCGAGGATGTTGTTGAGCTTGTCGAGCTTCTTACTTCGCTGGAACGAGTAGTCCCTGCTCTCCTTCGCCCAGCGGACAACAAGACAAAGCTCGTCAGCGCTGTACTCCCCGAGAGCATCCTCCACCATCTCTCGCCAACTCTTGGGAGGAGCGTGCCTACTTCTAGGGTGATACTTTTTATATGTATTCCAGATTCTGCTAACAGAAGTACCAAGGTCTACATCCTTACCATTCAGACCACTAGAGACACTGTCTCCCTCCATACCTCCATCCCTCCAATGCCTACTTTGTTTGACATCGTGTCCAACAAAAGTTGTCAAAGTTTCTTGGGACACCTGCGGAAGTACGGATTTCCTTTCAGAATTAGGCACTTTCTGGTGCTTGGTGAAGTTTTCTACATCTACAAAACGCTTGCCGCCCACGGTGTAGGTCCGAATGCACCCGATCCCCTCGAGTTCCGCGGCCAGGGCCGGGATGTCGAGCTCGCGCTCATGGGGGAAGGCGTGGGCATGGACCTGCATTGGGATCCACCGGAAACGCCCCGACCTGTCCGCGAGCTGCAGCATCGCAACGAACAGCAGGCGAGCATGCGGAGTGCATGAAGCGAGGCCCTCATGGTGGAAGAACTCGGGCTTGATTGATCGGATTCGCGCCATCCCTACCCCCCGCAGCGCTAAGGACGAGCCGACCGGACGGTCGCGAGTTCCTCCTCAGTAAGCCAGTCGTCGGTCTTCACAAGACCGTTGGTGGCTTCCTCGATAACCCGAGCAGCAGCAAGCCCGGGGCGCCGGTTCCCCTGCAGCCAAGAGTCTAGGGTGGCTACCCCCACCTGAAGGCGGTCTGCAGCCTCTCGCCTTGTAATGTCCTCACGAGAGGTCCACTCTCGCAAAAGTCCGGTTCCAGTTACTTTAATTATTGTCATTATGACCTCCAGACAAGGACTATAGGGGCATGACAGATGTAAGACAACAGCTTGACTTCATTTACAGGCAAATGTATTATCCGGGTGGCCCTCTTAGGAAGGAGGCGCGCGATGAGGACGCCCACTTACTGCGACTTTTGCGACCACGAGACGGTGTCTGTCCGCTTGGACGGGACCTTTACCTGCGAATACTGCGGGGCAGAACATCTGCTCCAGGGCTGGGAAGACTATGCGACCGATTACACAATCAGAACTGGTGACTTACGGGAAGTGCCAGAGGCTACACAAGTACAAATACGTGGAGTTGCTGCGGCCTCCGGCAAAGTCGAGGGCCATGAGGCGGGGGACGGCCGCCCACCTGGGGATTGAACACCGAGACCCGAAGGCAGCCTCGGACTACATCCTCTCCTTTCAAGACAAGGTGTTCGGGCAAGAGGCTCGGGACGAGCTTGCCATGGCCGCAGGCGTTGCCGAGGCCCTGGTGTCTGGAGCCCTAGAGCGCTGGAGTTACTGGCCGGCGCGGCGGGAGGTTCAGTTCACCCTCCCCCTCATCAACCCGAAGACGGGCCGACCCTCAAGGAAGCACCGCTTCTCTGGGGTGCTTGATGGGCTCGACGCGACGGCTGTCTACGAGTTCAAGACGACCTCGAGGCTCGACGCCAGTTACATCGACAGGCTCGACATCGACTTCCAGGTCTCGGCGTACCTAGAGGCTGCTTCAAGGCTGCTTGGGTGGGAGGTCCGGAAGGTGTTCTACGCCGTAGCCAAGTGGCCTGGAAGCAAGCAGAGGAAGGGCGAAACCCCGGAGCAGTACATCGAACGAATGAAGGAGGACTACCTAGACAGACCTGACTTTTACTTCCACCACGAGATGGTTACTAGGACGGAGGAGCAGATGGAACTCTGGAGGCAAGAGGCTTGGGAGATCCACAAGCGAATCCTCGAGATAGACAACGGTGGCTTTGCCATCAGAAACACGGAGAGCTGCGTCGGCCGATACGGTCGCTGCGCTTTCCTTGACCTTTGTTGCGGGGCAGTTACCCGTGACGCATACGAGACGGTCGACAGACCGCACCAAGAACTGAGAACGGAAGGAGCGACTCAATGAACACGGCAGCGAAACAAATCATAGTCATGCACCAAGGCCCCGACGGGGCGACAAGGGCCTGGGCAACTGGGCCCAAGGGCCAGCTCGAAAAGGTAAGACAGCGAGCGGCCAGACAACTCTGGACCTACCGACAGAAGAGGGCCTCCGTCGGAGATCCGCTTGCTACGGCAGAGTTTCTCGAGGTGATAGAGGATCTGGGCCAGGGCACAGAGGAGAAGGCATGAGCGCTGTTCAGATACCGACTGAGAGACACAAGCCACACAGGACGAAATCGTCCTACCTCTGGATGATCTACGGACCACCGAAGATTGGGAAGACCACTTGGGCAAACGGGTGGCCAATGGCCCTCTTCCTCGCAACCGAGCCCGGAACCGCAGCCATGGAAGCCGCGGACATGCAGATTGCCAACTGGACAGACTTCCGGAACGTCGTGATGGAGCTCAAGAAGAGCAAAGAAAAGCACCGCTGGGAAACCCTCGTCATCGACACGGTTGACAACCTCTACGAGTTCCTCGTGGACGATGTCTGCCGTGCCAACGGCTGGGATGACCTCGGTGACGCCGGCTACGGGAAGGGCTACAAACTCGCCCGAAGGAAGCTGACCAACGCGATTGCCACCGTTCGCGGCCTTGGCATGTCGGTCATCTTCATCAGCCACGAGCGAAGGGAGATTGAGGTAGACGAGCAGGGGAAGAGAAGCGGCGAGGTCCTCGTGACTTCGGCCCTCCCGGGCAGCGCCAGGAAGGTGCTCCACGGGGTGGTTGACTTCATCTTCCGAGCGGAGATGGACGAGGAGGGAAACCGGACCCTTCGTACGGCCCCCCACCGAGACGGGAAGGTTCAGATCGAGTGCGGCTCTCGGGGCGAACTCGGACGACCCCTTCCCCAACTACTTGAACTGAACTACGAGGCCCTTGAGGTCGCGTTTGAGAAGGCCTTTGAGGCCAAGACTAAGGAGACTGAAGAATGAGCATTACAGACATGTGGAACACCATCACCCCAAGACCCCCCAAATCTAGCGGTGGTGGAAGGCGAGACCGGGATGAGATCCAGGACGGCGAGTACGTCGTGACGGTGACCTCGTTCGACTACTGGTTCTACGACGACGGGAAGCAGACCAAGGAGCGTTACAAGTGGGGCCTCGAGGTCGTCGATGGCCTGTGTAAGGGCAAGTACGTGGAGAAGTTCCAGACTGCGAGTGAGGTCGGCCTGAAGATCTTGGCCGAAGACCTCATGCTCCTCACGGGGGAGATGCCCTCGGTGGAGACGGTCTACGACAAGGGAACGAACCACGCCGGCTCAATCGTTTCCTCCCTTGTGGGGAAGAAGATCCGGATGCGCCAGAAGACCTCAGCCAGTGGATACCCGAACTTCTACTTCAACGAGGTCGTTGATGACGAGTTCAGTGGTGCGCCAGCAGCAGAGCTGACCGATGACGACAACATCCCCTTCTAAACTGTACCTGGGCATGGACCCAGGGAAACAAGGCGCGGCCGTCCTCCTTCGGGGGGACGGCTCTCTTGTCTCATCCACTAAACTCCCCCACACAGGGAAGGACCTAGACCTGAGGGCGTTAAGTGACTGGCTCGAGAGCGCGTGTTGGGATGAGGGCTGCTCGTCAGACAGCATCAGTGCTGTTGTCGAGGCTCTTGGGAGTCGCCCAGCTCCTAAGATGGGAGCGAGCTCAGCCATCACCATGGGAAAGAACTGGGGACGACTGGACGGGTGGCTGTCCGGGTTGGGATGTCGATACGACATCGTCCAGCCTAAGCGATGGCAGTCCGAAGTGTGCCCGGGGTCCGGTGACCCTAAGCCAAGGAGCATCGCCGCATGCAAACGGCTCGTTCCTGCTTTGGATCTCACACCAGGCCGCAAGACAAAACCAGATGACGGATTGGCAGACGCCTGCAATATCGCAGAGTACTGCCGAAGGACACTAGGAAGGAGTGGCCAATGAATGACCTCATCCCAATCGACGCAGCCCTCAAGATCCTCACCCTGTTCAGGGAACAGAGACTGACCACTGAGGAGCGCGAGAGGATAAACTCGGCCGTAGATCAGCTCAGCCGGGCGCAGGTAGACCCTGAGTACCGAGCATGGCTTCACATCCCGCTGAGAATGCGGAACATCCTGGAGAAGGCGGAATGATTAGGGGGCTACGCGATGTGCGAAAGGCAGCAAAGCTGATTGTCGAGCTGTCAAGCGGGGACTGTGAGCTTTGCGGCGACCCCATTGGGGAGAAGTACTGCGCCCCAGCGCAACTCCTCCCGAGGGAGTGGAAGGACGCGCTCTCCCTTGAGGTCAGATACCAGGTCTGTTGCGAGGACTGCTACCTTGCTATCGATGCTGTCATCAACTCAAGGAGAGCACTGAACCAATGAAGATGTACTGCTTCAGGTTCCCGGTCGTTGGGTTCGGGGGCGACGAAGACGAGGCTTTTGACCAGGCCTGGAGGCGTCTGATGTTCGACCCCGTCCGGGCAGTCAACAATCAAGAGATCGAGTGGGACGAGGTCTGCTCAGAGGACGCGGCCGTAGAGGAGCTCGCCAGGCTGCTCCTGTCTACTGGCTTTACTGAGGTCGGAAAAGCCTAGGAGACGACCATGCTGCAGTTGAAGTTGGAGCCGGGAGAGCTGCCGGAGTCAGGGCCGTCAACGGTGGAGGCCATGACGGAGAGCCCGGAGAGCAACTGTAGCCCCTGAGCAATCGACCAGACCTGCCTAGTGGACGCAGCAACCTGGATCATCAAACTCGGCTCTGTGGTCCCGTAGGTGGGGCCGGTGCTGTCGTACAGTTTGAAGAACGTGAGTGCCCCGTTGGCCGAGTTGTCTAGGTCCAGCGTGTAGACCGATGTGGCTGAGCTGATGAAGTCGTTCAGCCCGGTGTTCTCGAGGTCGGTGATTTCCACCCCACGGGCAGAAAACGGGCTGCTTACTCCTGAGCTCTTGACTGCGATTGCCATGTCTTCTCCCTAGGTGCTGACGAGGATGTATGCGGTGACGGTCGAGCTCGGTGCGGTGGCTGCCCCCGGGGTGGAGACAATGGCGCCCGTCAACCCCGTCACGTAGGACGCGCCCTCTGGGCAGGCGTAGGTGATTCGGGTTGACGCGGGAGCCATGAACACAAAGCTCTCATCGGTCGTACCTGGGTTGGCGCTTCCCGCGTCATACAGGTTCAGATAGGACGCCACGGAGTTCCCCGTGTTGTCGATCTCGATGAGGTGGATCCCCGCCCCGCCGCTCGACGACCCAGAGTCCATGTTCACTGCGGTGGCGATCCCAGCAGCAACGCCGCCATTGACCCCGGTCTCGGTGAGGGTGAACAGGGCAGAGCCAATCGGATCTCCCTGTTTTGTTGTGCTTGATGTTGCCATTACCTACTCCGAGTTCTGCTTGAAGGAGGAGCTGGGCGACGACCGCGTCGGCTGACCTTCTTCTTCTTCTTCACGTTCTTCTTCCCGTAAGCGGACTTGGGTGTGGTCTTCTTGTACTTGATCGGCATACTCACTCCCAGCCAATTCTACGTGGCTCTCTCGAGCCTGGCGATTCGCCGCTCGATTCTACGCCTAGCAGCCTTCGCCATGCGAGGGCCGCGTTCCTCAAGGCGTCTTTTAAGTTTCTCTGCCTTCTCTTTCTTGCGCTTCATGGCTCGCTCGATGGCTCGGTAGATCCCGATTACAATCAGACTACCAAGGTAGAAGCCAAACCAATCCAATGCTTCGATCAGTTCGTTTGGAACATCAATAGCGTTATCGAGGCGGAAGGCCATCTCGGCTGCCAGCCGGCTATCGCGTTGGATCTGAGACAGAGATGTGAGTTCTGCCCCAATGTCCTCGGTGACCTCCTGGAGGAGGGCAGCCATTGGGCCATGGTGCTGCTCAACAAAGGCGGCGGCTTGCCTCTCTCTAGCTAGCCTCTTCTCACGATTCGTCGGCATTGCCTTGCTCCTTAATCGACTCAGTCTTGACCGGAGTCATCGTCATCTCCCGCTGAATCATCATCATCTCCCGCCGAGTCATCGTCGTCATGAGCCGGTGGGTCGGCGTCAACTACGGGGGCAGGATCATCACCACCGCCGAGCCAGACGCCGATGGCAGCGAGGATGGCCGTGAACACGGCAATGAGGGACCGTCTGAGTGCGGGTGTCATAGTGACTCCAGTCTATCGGTAGAAACTTTCAGGGGGTGTTTCGGGAATTTCGGCTGGATGCTGCCACTCAGGCGGGATACATGCACGGATTACCAGCAACACAACAACCAGCACCGCGATGCAGAGTAGCGCAATCGTGTCGTCTCTTGGTCCCCAGTCCACTAAGAAGTGACCTTTGCATACTCGCGCTCTAGGGCCGCTCCGTAATGCTCCACCTGACCAGGGCCGTTGTAATAACGAGCAAGCCTCTTCCAGTCCTTCTCACGAGCTGCCCTGAGAGCTCGACTGGAAGCCTTGAACCAAGACACCAGCAACTTGTACGAGACTTCGGTCGGGGAGGCATAGAAGTGGTCTACCCCGGACTCCGGGCTCCCGTACAGCTTGATCAGGTGCCCGCCCAGGACCTGGTAGAGGCCGAAGGAGGTGCTTTCGGTCGCTGCCTTGGGGTCGAGGGTGAATGCGTGCTCAAAGGCGTCCTTATCGCTCTCTGAGCGCGTCACGCTGTATCCGCGGGGACCGGGGGTGAAGGGGATCTGCTCCTTGAGGTCAGGCCTCGTCCGCAGAAAAACATGAGCCTCGAACCTAAGTGCCCTAGGTTTGCCCCCTGATTCTACGGCTTCGATAGTTTGGATTACATCAACGGGAATCCCGAGCTCGTTCGCCGCGTCAATCTGTGGCTGAGACGGGCCGTCGTCGTAGACCCACCCGTCGTCTCGAGCCGCCCTGAGGGTGTTCTTGCCGGCGACTCCATCCTGCCCAAGTCCAGACGCTGCCTGGTAGGATTTGATCGCCCCGGCGGTGCGCGGACCCGCCACCCCGTCTGCCTCCCCCTCAGGGAGGAAGCCCATGCCAATCAGGAACTCCTGGAAGGACTTGACCTCATCACCTCGAGAGCCGCTGCGGATGGTCACTAGTTTCCCCGAACGTCGTCCGCGAGCTTCGTGATCGAGATGCTCAGGCTCTCTATCGACTTCCCCAGAGACCGTGGGGTGTAGACTAAAGGGAGCCCGTCTACATCCTTTGCGCTCATAACCTCTGCCATCTTCTCGCAGTTGGCTGCGGTCCTGACCTGGGCCTCTCTAATCAGCTTCAGCTGCTCGTCGATTTCTTTGACGCAGTCAGGGTCAGGGTCTGGCGCAGATGGCCTGTCGTCCTCCTTCTCCTTAAGGAAGGAGAAGACTTCACGCAGGATGATGAGGATGAAGATCCCCGCCGCGCTTAGCCCACCTAGACCGCCTAGCTCTTCCACCTTAATCTCCCAACCTCGTCAATTCGCCATCGAGAGCAACCAAGTAGGTGGCTAACAAGACTCCGTCAACACTCTTGAGGACAAGCCCGGGGTGATTAGGCATCAGAACATCTCCGTGTACATGACCCGGCACTTTGTGAAGACCGGGTTGGGGTCTGGGGCAGAGCCGCGCTCGGCCACCGCAAACATCCCAACGCGGAGGTTCGCAAGCGTGAACGCGGACCCATCATCCTTCGATGAGAGGTTCATAGACCCGGTCAACCCAGGCGTGAAGTCGTTGGGGTCTGGGAAGCCACCACCAGGCATTACGCCGATAGAGCCAACGATGGCCCCGATATAATCCTGCCCCGGCCAGATGATTACCTGAAAGAGGTCCCTGTCTCCAACGACCGTGTTATCCGTGGGCCGCCATTCCCTGTGCTCATCTGCGGACCTGTACTGAATGCTCCGCATCTCGGTGCTGCCTGAACTCATACAGCGGGCAGTCAGATACCTTGGGTCAGTTGGGCCGGTTCCCACCAGAGAGTTCATCGCAATCGCGCCGATGGCGTCGTAGTTGTTGTAGATGTCCTGGGCGGCTGTGTAGGTGCATTGGAAGCACACAGCGTGCTTGTTCATGTCGTAGGTCGTTTTGACGCCGACAGCATCCTTGACGAGGACCGTCACCATCGGAGCATCGATGCGCCCGTCCCAGATCCTCTCCGCGCCATCCGGCCAAATCCTCAGCCCGGTCCCAGAGTCGCCAGACTTGAGGCCACCTGTCTGGATGTCAGCCCCATTGTTGAGGCACTTCCACTCAATGCCACCAATCGTCGCCGCCGCCGTGGTCTCGAAATCGTGGGACACTCCGGTCCAGTCAACGCTAACGGCTTCCTGCCACTTGAGGTCCCCACCACCAGCCGTCAGGCTAGGCGGATGGCCCCTGGTGCCAAAGCCTGTTCCGGGGTGGTTGGGCATTACCCGTTTCCGGCAATAGACTTGATATAGAAGGTGACGAAGACGTTTGCGTTAGGGTCTGTCGAACACTGGATCGTGAAGTGGGGAGGGTCGAAAAACGGAATGCCCTGGGCCAGTATGTTCGACGACTTGAACGGAGAGGCCGAGAGGGCGAGCCCCACGTTCCAGAGCTCGTCCGTCTTGGCGTCGTCGTTGTAGACCCGGATGGTCACGGTGCCGGCGTCTGCAGAGCAGGTAGCTCGGACGCCGACAATCAGCCCGCGGGCGATGCCGGGTGAGTCCGCCTCGGCTGCGCCGTCGCCAACCACGCGGATCTTGATAGCTCCGCCGCCACCGGCTGGGAACTCGGCTGTTCCGCCGGGGTCGCCCACGTCTTGGCGCGCGGTCTCTGTGTATACGGGAAGTGTAATTGCCATTACGAGTCTCCTGGCTTTCAGCCCCGCTCGTTAGGGGCAGTGGTTGTTGGTTAGAGGGTTGTGACGTAGTAGCGGACAGAAACAGCCGCTTCCATCGCGCCGCCGGAAATGTTTTTCAGGCCAACAGCGAAGTTGCTACCGGGAGAGATGACCGTGGAGCCGTCGTGGTCAAACACGGTGACGCCTGTGGTCGCATAAGCCACGATCAGGTCAGTCCCGGCACTCAACCCGCCGACACCGTTGTTCGTCTCGTCCCAGGCGTAGACGGTGACTGGGGCCTTCTTTCCCGACGAGGTCTGGGTGCTGATCGCCTTCCCGGTGGTTGCATCGGCAATCGTGCCAATAGCCATGTCAACGATCTCTTTGTAGCGAGCCTTCACGTTGTCCGTGGAAAGGGTCACTTGATCGATGATGATCGACTCCGTTGTCGAGTTGTTCTTGATAATGATCATGGTGCCGCCGGTCGCGGTCACCGTAAGGGTGTCAGCCGTGACCCCTGTCGTCGAGACGTAGCAGACGCCCTTCCGGGCGGCAGACGCAGCCTCCGAAAGCCCGGACGACTCCACCGCAAGGCGGTTGTCAGAGGTTACTTCGGCAACGTAGCCCCGACCTGTTCCATCATTGATCTGCATAGTCAACGTCTCCTCTGAGATCTTCCCCCGAAAGCGCCTCGAGGTGCAATCGGATGTGTTTCAATTCATACAGGACTTCTTTTAGCAAGTCTTGCGCTGATAGGTCCGAGGTAAGTAGGCCGTCCTCTTTGAGGCGAGCTGTGGATAGCTTGGACCGGTTACCGTCCGGATCTTCCGCCTCAATGTCTCCAGTTACTCCAACCGAAATGTTCGGTGAGATCCCCTGGATAATCGTTGGCTCGGGGCTCTTGCTGTCCTGGGGCCGCCTCCGCTTGAATCTCTTGTGGTCTGTGGGCATCAGGGATACCAATCCTCTGGCTCTTCGATCATGCCCATGTCGATAAGCATCTGAGTGTCTTCGCGATTGTATGGCGTCTTCAGCAGTACGCTGATGTCTATCTGCTTTCGGTCGCGGTTGAGTTCTGCCCCGAGGCGCTCGTCGAACTCATAGTAAGCCCAGCGCTCAAGGCGGTCCCAGTCAACCGCGTATGGCTTCGTGCCCGTGGTCAGGGCAAAGAACCTCTCGGTCCCAGTAGCCTCCACACCAGACTCGCCCCGAACCCCCGTCATGAAGGTGTCGGTGACGAGCTTCGTCCACTCTGACACGATTCTCCAGGCCGGGAAGGCCCGGAGCAGCGCAAGCTTTCGCGCGCCAATGTTCGCTCCCTGCCCCGGCCGCAGACTCTTGGTGGGGAAGTGCCCGACCTCGTATCGGATGAACTTGTTCCCGTCGGGGTCAACGTCTTCGATCTCCGCATACCCAACCCACCTCTGGATCCACGGCGGCAAGAACCGAACATCTCGAGCGGACCGGACCCGGTCGAGCTCGACGTTGTAGTAGGGGTCTGTGCCTGAGATGAACTTGTAGAGGAGGCCTATCCCAGGGTGCATCCGGCCGATTAGGCCGGTGGGAACGATCTTGTCCCCGGTCAACTCGGTCTCCCGGAACTTCAGCAACTCCATCGCATCTTCCATCGGGAGCCCGATACCCGCGACGATCCGCCCAAGGCCCGCATTCAGCACCACTCGGTACCTCATGTGGTCCTGGAGCATGTTCACGTCCTGCTTGGCACTGAAGTCGCCATCCGCCGCGTCGAGGACCTTGGCCAGCACGGAGTATGAGAGGGGGCGCTCGGTAAGCAGGAAAGGCTGAAGCTCCGTCGCGTTCTTTGACGACCAGGTATAGAAGGGGAAGACGCGACGAAGGACGTGTCGCTCAAAGTGGGTCAAGTCGTTGTAGTCGAACAGGGTCTTGTGGACGATCTTGGCAGCCTCGTCCGAACTCATCCCCTTCTTCAGCCCGGCGAGGTAGTTCACGACCTTCGCCTGCTCTTCGATCTTCCGGCCCATCCCGCCAGCGATGACAAAGGCGGGGTCTCCAAGGACCCGTAACCCACCCATTCCAAGGGCCCCCACCATGCCCCACTTGAGCGCGTTGAGATGCCTGTTCTCGTCAGCCGTAGATAGCCACTCCCCACCAAGCGCACCAGCGATGCCACCAACAACGCCCACCCGACCGGTCTCGGACTTCGCGATGGCGGCCAGCCCGGAGGTCATCGCCCCCATGAAGCCGTTCGCCTTGGTCCCCCCAACGATGTCGAGCCACTCGTCAAAGGCAGCAGACATAGCGAGCTTAGCGTTTGCCCGATACTGACTGAACCCAACGGGCATGGCCTCCGGGGCGTAGACCAACCCCTTTTTCGCGGCATCAGCCTGACCAACCGCGAACTTGGCGGCAGCGGCTGGGCCCTTCACAAACATCTCTGTGATGCCGCCAACGCCAACCCCGCCAATCCCACCGAGGAACATCCCGGCAAAAGTACCAGTCAGCCGGTCTCCTGGGTCGGACATCGAGTAACCGGCAATTCCCCCCAAAGCGGTGCCCGCGCCGGCCGTATACGCCGGAGTCCTGAGCCTAAGCCCATGCAAGCCCTGGCCAAACACGGCAACCCGCCGCCTCCCGGCAGCAGACTCCACCATCGGACGCGGGCCCTCTTCGGCCACGCGCTCGAGTAGGCTAAATCGCAGGTAGTTAGACTTCCCGGTGGCCTTGACCTGGTCCGAGAGGTCCAGGTTGTCCATCACGATACCCTTCGCCCGCATCTCGTCTTTCCAAGCACCAACCGTCTTTGTGACCTCCGTTGTGTTCCCGGTCACCGGGTCTCGCTTAACCAGGGTGTACGGCGCGTAGTCTGGGGCCCTCATGATGTATAGGGAGTCGATTTGATTCGCTGGGGCAACAGCAGCCATCCCATGGGTCATCGTGTTTGTGACCACGTTGCTGATGAAATTCCTCCCGTGGAAGGCTGGAGCCCACAAAGTCGTTGCCACTTTGAATAGGTTCGTGACCGCGTCGTAACTGCCCAGAACGGCCTCAAAGGCAGGGCTCCCGTTTGCCCACTCCCTCAGGGTGCTCTTGCCAAGGTACTCAAGGGTGTCTGCGTGGACGTGGGGCAGGTAGAGGTCCCTGGCAAGCAACTTCTGGCCACCCTCGACAATCGCATCATCGAGGTTCAGGCCAAGCTTTAGGAGCAACTTCTGCAGAGCTGCCCCGCGGGCGCTCGGATCAGCCGTCTCAAGAACTTTCCGGATCTCCTCGTGGTGCTTCGCAAAGACTGCGGTGTGCTCATCGCCAAACACGGAGCGGAGATAGCGAACACCGTCAACTCGCCTGAACCCGAGCTCTGCGGCCCTCTGGTCCGCAACCACCCGCCACGGGAGCTTCGTGGCCGGGTCCAGCCCCCCCCTGGCAGCCAGGCCCGCGAGCCGCTCGCCCTCGGGGAATATCTCCTTGATGGTCTCGAGCCAGCGCATGTTCGAGGCCCAGTGGTTCACCTTGTCCGAGTAGCGGGTCATGATCTTCGCCGCGTCCGCCTCGAAATACATGACATCGTCAAGGCCATGGGCCTTTCTGAATTCCGCGAAGGCACCCTCACCAAGTTCCTTCATTGCGCTTTCGACGTCATCAAACGGGAGCATCTTCGCCTTCGTCCGCTCCGCGTTGAGCCCCATCAGGGCGAGCTCGTTTCGGAAGGAGGCGTTGGCGTGCTTGACCGAGCCGGTCATCGCTCGCCTCATTGCCGCGGGCAAGACGCTGTCGATGTCTATGCCCCCAAAGTCCCTAACCAGCATCTTCTTGAATTCGTCGACAGCTTTGATGCCCCTCTTTGAGAGCATGTGGTGGACGTAACCGCCGAGGCCCATCTCCTCGAGGAACTGCTGACGGGTCCGCCCACCGGGGCCAAACGCCCCGTGGGCAACAAGCCGCTCGTACAGGTCATCAAAGAACGACCGGATCGCCATGAACGACCGCTGTGCCTTTTTGCTCAGTTTGGCAAACCCTGGGTCGTCAAACCCACGAACCCCATCCCTCCACAGCCGGGCCGCATTCCTTGCTTCTGCGGGAGTCAGGAGGTTCAGGTCGTTCTTGAACGACGGCTCTTGCCACAGCGACCTCAGCTTGGAGGTCATGTGGTCAAAGTCCCTAGTCAACTTCCTCAGCGCACTCAACTCAGCTGGGTCTGCCGCCCCGAGGACCTGACGAAGGAGGGCTCGGATGGCGTCTGCCTTCCTCAGGGCGTCCGTCACCGTGTCGTAAGCCGTGCCCTCCTCAAGAAGCTTCCAGTTCGGCTTTTCTGACGCCATGTTAAGCGCCCGCCGCAGGGCGTCCGACGCAGCCTGCGTTTGCTTGTCAAGGCGGGCCCTCCTGCCCACAGCCCGTCTGGCCTTCTGTCCAGCGACAAGCTTCTCACCCTCCGTCTTGCCTGCCGCAGTTCTTCTCGCCCGAGCCATGGTTGGCGCGACCCCACGGGGAGACCTTGACGTGTAGTGCATGATGCGCCCGACATGTGCCATGAGCGCCTCCATGAGTTCCATGGCGTCGTCCGCAGACTTTGACGAGTGCCCCATCACCTCAAGGAGGTCGGTGAGGATCTTTCGCTCCTCGGAACTGCCACCGCCACCCCAACGGGCAAAAGCCTTGCCGACAGCCTCTTGGGCTTCTGACATTAGCCTTGCTTCGGTCCAGCCCTTCTTCCTGTTCAGGAAGCGGAAGCGCTCCCAGGCTGTGATCCCCATCGCATCCTTCAGGGTCAGGGGAACCCAGTTCTCCGCCTCAGCACTCCCGATGTTCTTTGCCCAGGGCCTCATGTTCTTGAACCCAGGCATCGCCCTCCGGAAGCCCTCCGCGTACCGAATGGGGCTACCAAAGCCAAGCTTGAAACTGACATGGGCAACGCCACGACCCGTCCGGTCGAGGACATTCGGAATCTGCCTCACCCCGCCGAAGATCCCAGCACCGGCAGCCATGCCAACCATTGCCCGCTTCCACTTCGACGTGAGCTCAGGGTCATCCGGGGCAGAGAAGTAGCCCGACCCGCCACCAATGAGGGCCCCAGCGAGGGCAACCTTTAGGCCGACACCGCTGTCCGCTAGTTCCGCAAACAACCGCGCCTCGGGGACCTTTCCAGCGGCTTGTCCGGTTTTCTTCGACCAGGACGCCAGGGCCCCGTCGACCTGCTTCTTCCCGCCCTTTGTGAGTTTCGCCGTCACCGCCTTCGCGGTCGCCGCCCTGGCTGCCTTGTCTGAGGCGTAGAGGACGTCCGCCTTCTCCGGGTGGAAACGGACGACGAACTTCCCACCGTCCCCCTTCGTGACGGTCAGGGCTTCGTCCAGGCTGATGTGGACTGGGACGAGCGGAGTCTTCTGCGGCGGGAGCCTGACTCGTGGCCCAAGCTTCGGCTTCCCGGGCCTGCCGAAGGACAGAACGACCTCCTCAACCGCCTCATCCGCCGTCAGGGGGACACGCCCGGCCGCCCTCGCGGCCTTCTCCTCTGCCGCTGCAGCTCCACGTACCGAGGCCAAGTCGCCAGCGCCAAGGGCCCTCCGACCCTCAGCCACCTCGACAACCTCGTCAACCCTAAGGCCCATTCGGGCCTTTCCGCCAATCACATCATAGGCGGTCTCAGTGTGGTTCCTCGTCATGTCGACGATGTACCCAACCGCCTCATCACTGAGGCCGGATGGGCCAGACAACTTCTCCGCGTCTAGAAGGAGTCGTTTGCTGGTTGCTGTCGCTGTGGCGTCGAGGGACCTAGTCCCAGCCCTCGTCAGTCGGCCGACGGCGCCTGGCGTCCTCGCTATGCCCGAGACCGGGACGATCAAGTCCGGGCCAATCGTGGCGAAGAGTGTGGGCCAGAGGGAGCCTACGCTGGGGTCTGCTTCGCCAGACCAGACATCAGCAAACTGCTCCTTCTTGTGCTCCCACATCTCCACCGGGTTCTTCCCCCCCGGAATGAGGGCACCGGGCACCTGGAACGCGGACTCAACCCCCAGGCCCCAGAGTTGCCCAGGAATCCTGCCCATCTCCATTGGGGAGCCGTACTGCTCGCTCAATTGGGCCATCGACTCGTCAAGCCCCGCCCACTCGCCAATCGGAATGAGGTAGTCCTTGCTTCTGGACTCGTGGACAGCGTCTAGGACGGACTTTCTGTCCCACCCCGCGAGCGCCGACAGCCCAAGCCCCTCGTAGTAGGAGGGGTCCAGTAGGTCCCCCACGCTGGTAGGGAGCCTTGTGCTGACCCCAAAAATCGTATCCTTGAACTGCTCCTCGAGCGATTGGTTGATCCGAGCTCGGTTATACCTCGCGATGATGTCCATGCTGGTGGCCCCGCCGCCACCAACAATCTGCCCACCCGGCGCGATCTGCTGCCACGGACTGGCCACCCCGTAACCGTACGGGTCTGCTGCGTTGGGGGTCTCGTAAAGGCCAGCCAGGAGGAGGGCGTTGGCCTTGAAGGATGCGCCTCCGGTGAGGTACGGGCTTCTGTCGTCCCCCGTCGCCTCAATTGACTCATGGATACTCCACATGACATCCCGTCGCGGGTCGTCGAGGTGCAGGTTGTCGAGCCACTCCTTTCTGTCGTCTGGCTCCATGCCAATCATGTAGTCGATGTCAGCGTCGGCTCGCATCTTGGAGAAGACGGGCCTCGAGACCGGGGACGTGCTCATGTCCACCCAGTCGACGCCCTTGTAGAACGGGGTCTTCTCTCCCGGCATGTGGCCAGGGAGGTCGCCCCTGGTCTTGAGGAAGTAGTTGATGTCCTCGCCGCTGGGGACCAGTCCAACCATCCGGTCCTCGAGGTACTTTGCTTTCGAGTAGGCTTCCCACTTCTTTGCGGGGTCCTGGGCATAGGCCGCGTCTTCTGCAGCGTACTTGTGCTCTTCCCGGAGGCGATCCCAGTCCTCGTAGTCCTGCTTGACGGAGCTCAGCTTGTCCTCGTAAAGGATCTGCTCCCTTGTGAGCGGCTCGCCCCCAACGCCAGCCTCAACCTCGCCCTCTTCGGAGACAAAACCCCTGGCCCACGCCTGCTTAAACTCCCTGGTCTGACGCGCCTCGTCCTCAGCGAGGATCTCCTCCTTGCTGAGGTAGGTAGCCTCCTCAAGCGGCGAGGCTTCCTCCCACTCCTCTTCGCCCCTGAGGCGGTCCTCCTCAAGGATCTCCTCTCTTGTCAGGAACCTAGCCACGGGCTAATCCGGCGCGTTCTCGTAGATGTCAATTATGGTTGCGTGGTCCGAGATGCCATCGCCGCGCTTCCATGTGGTCGATTCAGGCCCAGGCTGACCCTGAACCACCGTCTTCTCCCAGCCAGCCGCCCAAGCCTTCGCCTCGGCCTTGCTGGTGTATTCGTCCGGAGCCTTCTCCCAATCCCTCCTCCCGCCAGGGGCGTCTGGGATGGCTTTCCCGCCCGTTCTCTTGCTCCCCCTGGGCCCCTTGTACTGACCTTTTGTGTGTTCAAGGTCTTTTCTCCCGAGGTTCTTCTGCTGGTCGGCGGCAAATTTGCGCTGATCTTCCGCAGATAGCCTTTTGATGTAGTCCTTGGCGCCTTCCGGGGTGTCGAACAATCCGTTTTGATGGGCCCATCCGGCAACAGTCTCAATGTCCCTTGTTCCCAGCCTGGCTGTGCCCCCAGCTGGGACCTTGGAGGTTGTGGGCGCAAGCGGGTCAATCTTCCCGCCCAGGCTCCGGAGGGCGGCCTCACCATCAGCGACCGGAACGGAAGTCTCTATCTTTCCCACCCAATCGTCGGGACGAATCATGCCCAGGACACTTGTCGTCCTGCCCTCAAAGACGATCTCAACCTCCTGAAGGGCCTTGTCCAGGCTCTTTCGGGCCTGGGCCCCCTCCCTGCCCTTCCCGCCCTCGGGGGGTGGCAGTTCGGCGGGGCCCGTTATGGTCCCCTCGGGCGAGATCGCCATTGCCCTGTAAATATCAATCGCCCTTTCGGCGGCATCCAACGCTTCTCCGTGAGCAAAGAGCGCGTCTTCCTCTGCCGTCTCTGCTTCGGTGTAGTCCCAAGTCTTGTCAAATTTGACGAAGTGCGCCTCCTCCGCGACCTTGTAGGCCTCCTTCTGTTTGGCCAACTCTGCACTCGCAAAATCAAGCCTCTCGTTGAAGTTCCGGTTCGCGATTTCCCGGTGCTGCTTTGCACGGCTATCTGCGAGGATTCGCTGGTTTTTCTGATTTTCTGTGATCTGCCTGTGGTGTGCGCTGACTGCGATCCTTTGCTTGATGATCTCCGCCAACTTCGCGTGCTGCGCCTGCGCCGCGTCCTCGTTGTCCCAGTAGGTAGCGATGAAGTCGTTGATCTTCTCGTCGCCCCACCGCTTGCCCACGGAGTCCTTGACCGTGTTGTACATGCCCTTCCGGAAGATCTCGTACTCGCGGGCCTCCATCTCGGTCGCAGCCTTTCGGACCTCCTCGAACTCTCTTGCCGCAGCCTCGTCGCCGCGAGCCCGCAGCGTTTGCTCGTATGCCCGCATTTTCTGGAGGCGCTCCATGGCCTCCTTGCCCATCCAGCCGCCCTCCAGGAGAGTCGCCATCGGACGGGTCTGCTCGACTGCAAGGGCCTGCGCGTACGTTGAGGGTCTTCCTCCTTCTGGGAGGGCCGCGTAGGGGCTCTCGGGGAGCATCCCCCACCTCTCCAGTTGCTTGGCAATGGCGTCAGCGTCCTCCTCCGGGATGTCAACCCCAAGCCGTCGAAGCTCCTCGGCAACAACGCCTCGTTGGGCAGCAGCCTTCTCTGCCTCAGCCCCAAGTCCGCGCCTATAGGCCGTTGGCCCAACCTCTACGCCCCTCGCCTTCGCCCGGCGCTTCGCCGCCCTTAGGGCAGGAGTCTCCCCCCCTGCCGTCACCTGAGCCGCCGCCCTAGCGGCCCGCTCTGGGGAAAAGCCGAGTTGCTGAATGAGAGCCTGCGTTGTGTCCGCCGTGCCCCAGGGGCCCCCCCCCTCAAGCCGGGCGACGTCAGCTAGCTTGGCCTGCTCCAGGGCGTGCAGGTCGGCGTAGGACCTCTGGAGCTCCATCTCCCGCGCGACAGTGGCCGGGTCTTGTGCGAACTGCTCGACGGAGAGGTCCTCGGGCCGGGTCATCCCAATCCCCTGCCCAAGACCAGAGACTTGGCCGGGAGAAACAATGGCTGGCCTGCCGCTGCCCCCCGCTGTTCCGGGCGCTCCCGCAGCGGCCCCGCCAGCTCCAAACAGGCCAAGCTCCCTGAGGGCCTCTAGGGACTCTCTGTCAGACTGAAGTTTGTCTTCGCGGAACTTCGCCTCATCAAGAGCAAGGCCTCGAGCCATCCGCTCGTGCTCCACCATCTGCCCTGGGATCTTAAGCAGCGGCGCGACCCCCTGAGCCTCGATGAGCTCGGGGGCCATAGAACTGCCAGCGTAAGCCTCATAGCCGCCACGCCTTCTCTGTCGTCCATCATCCCAAGCCACAGCAAGCCCCTAGATAAAGGTTAGTACCCACCGCCATAGAGGCCGTAGTTAGAGCCGCCAAAGAGCGGTTGGTCGCTAAATCGCCGGGCGCCTCGACGGCGCTGGCCTCCCAAGACCCCCTGGCCCGCTGCGGACCCGGCGCCAGACACTCCGGCCAAGACCTCCCCGAGGGGGAAGCCCTCAAGGTCCGTCCCCTCCAGCCCCTTCTTGGCAAACCCACCGGCCGCCTTGTTAATCGCGGCCATAACATTACCAGCAGCGCCCAATCGCCCGGCCGAAGCCGCCTGGAGGCCGCCCCGCTCCTCGAGCATAGAGCCAGCGGCTGCACCAAGCTTCTGGCGCGCACGCAGATCTTCGCCCGCCATCAACCGGCGGAAGTCTGGGAGCATGCTCTCCTCTGCAGCCTCCGCCCCGACATCGCCAACCAGGTACCCCGCCCTTGGGCCCAGGTCAACCCGCTGCACACCGCGCCTCATTGCCCCCATTGTGCCTTGCGCCTTGCGCTGGGCCTCGCGCCTCGCCTCGTCGATGCCCATCCGCTGGAGCCACCCACGCTCGTCAAGCCGGTTCTCTGGGCGGTTTGCCTCGACGGCTGTCCCAATGCCCTGAGCAGCGGCCGTCCCTGCCGCCGCGATTCCTGCGATAATCGCCGGTATTGTAAATGCTCCCATCTCAGCGCCCTCTCCGTGGTCCGAGTGTTGAAGGCCGTGGTCCGAGCGGACTTCGGAGTCTTATGTACCTCTCGAACTGGCGCTGCACATCTTCATCCGACAGGCCCATGCCCCGGAGCCGCTCTAGATACTCTGCCCCTGTCTCAGCCCCCTCAGGTCGCCGGATGGGCTCGCGAGACTCGCCCAGGGGGTAAAGCCCCTCGGCAATGTCCATCATGAACTGATTCCCAACCGGCAGTCGTCTCGGGTCACCCTGCAGGACGACACCTGTGCGAGGTATGGGCTGT